CCAATGCCGTGACTGAGATTCAGTCGGGCCTTGCCACAGCTGCGGCGGTCGCGGCGCTCAACAACCTGTCGGCGGCGCAGGTGAATGCCGAGGTCGTTGACGCGATCAACGTTGACACCTACGCGGAGCCCGGAGTTGGGGCCCCGCCGGCGACTACGAGCCTCGTAGGGAAGGTGAACTACCTGTACAAGCGGTGGAGGAATCGTACGACTCAGAGTGCGTCCCTCTATCGCCTGTACAACGACGACGGGACGACTGTTGGTCAACAGGCAACAACGAGTGACGACACTACGACCTTTGATCGGACGGAGATTGTGAGCGGCTAACATGCCGATCGACAATCTATCTGATCGTGTCTCAGCACTCAACGTCAGCCTTGGTGGAGTGCAGCTGCCGGTCCCCGACGGGACCATAAGCTCGGGCGACCGGCAGCATGCGGCAGGATTATATGCAGGAATTCTATCAGGAAGTGCAGGTGCAGCGACGGGTTCTGGGACCCTCGACGGCCCAGGAGCACTACTTTCTGCAACTGTCGTCATTGGTCGCCGTGTCGCCGTCGCGCTTTCTGGTCCTGGGGCCGACATTACTGTCACCCAGAATATTGGCCACACCGCGTTCGGTGCGCTGGTCGGGCCGGGATCACTTATCGAGGCGACAACCGTTTCGCTCGATAACAGCATCTGGGACAACAATGATGAGGAGTGGGGACAGGCTGATCTGGTGTACAGCGAGGCGCGACCGATCATGTTAGTCGCAGCTGAGTTCTACCGCGCGGATGATGGAGTGAATTTCGGGGATCAACCGATCGAAGCTTCGCTGACGCGCACCGGACTCGCCATCATCGGAAGAGACCGGTTTGGACAGTGGACGATTGATCCGACTGTGATTAAGGAGATTGTAGGGCTGTATCCAATCATCAAGGGTAATCCCGGAACTGTCATTCAGATCTGGTGTGGTAGTCAAGAGTCTCCCGACGATTCAGTCGCCTGGGAAGGACCCTATGACTTCCGGGTCGGTATCGACTCGTTCCTCGATTTCTTGGTGAGCGGCCGTTACCTCGCCGTTCGCTTTACCTCGGTAGGTCAACTTCCGTGGGAGCTGATGAGCTACGGAATGGATATAGCAATTGTGGGTGGCAGATGAGCGTAAGAGAAAGCGCAGAAACCTTCATCACAGCGGGAATGACAAAGGCTCAAATCAACGGAGCAATCATCATGAGCTGGAGATTGATTTTAGTAGTGCACGTCCTGTGGGCTTGGGGTCTACTGGGATTCATTCCTGGCGCGGGGAGTGGATTTGCGATGGCCAGTGATTCGACAAGACTGGAGTTTCTTGAAGGGAGACTCTTCGACCTCAAGGTCAAGCAGTGTGAAGCCATTGACCAAGGGAAGTCTGTGCAGGTGTATACGATTCAGATTCAGGAATACAGCAAGAAGTATCGAGAGTTGACGGGGAGATCACCAGAATTACCGTCCTGCGCGGAGCTGAAGTAATGCCAAGATTTAGCCTGAATTCTGCTGCGCAATTGCGGACCTGTGTGCGGGAACTGCAGGATGTTTTCGCTGACGCCATCGAGATCGTGGAGTTCAAGATCCTCGAAGGGCATCGCGGAGAAGCTGCGCAGAATGAGGCCTTGGCAAAAGGGAACACGACGAAACCTTGGCCAACGGGCAAGCACAATAAGAATCCTTCGGACGCGGTGGACTTCGCACCGGTGTATTTTGACAAGGGAAGTGGAAAGATTGACTGGGATGACCTAGTCGCATTCGGCAGGATTGCCGGGGTTTTGCAGGCTTGTGCCTTTCGTCGAGGCATCAAGCTGCGGTTCGGACTCGATTGGGATGGGGACTTTCGCAGCGTGAATCGGGATCCTGACGAGAACTTGATGGACGCACCACATGTGGAGATTGTCCAATGAAGAAAATCTGGAAGTTCATTGTAGCCAATGGGACCAAAATCATCGGCTATACGCAGATCACAACGAGTGCACTGGCAGTTGCAGACCCAGCGATCGTAGGCCCGGTGTTCGGGGAGACAGGGCTGAAGCTCATCATCCTCGGCTCCGGCATCTTGACTGCGTGGCGCGGTCATTACAACTCACAAAAACTCAAGGTCACTCAGCCATGAAGATTTTCATCGCGTTGCTGGCGCTTTTACCAGCAGTTTCGCTGGCTACGGAGCCAAAGGAGAAGGGGAATGAGCAGAGCCAAGAACAGTCGCAGGGGCAAGAGCAGTCGCAAAGCCAAGAGCAAGGGAACTCGCAGAACGCCTCTGTACTGAACGAGAGCGAAAGACAGGCACCCTCGATCGATGCTCCCGCCGTCTATGCAAGTCATCCCTGCACGGTCGGCTGGAGCGCTGGCCTGTCTGTTCCTGGCGCCGGTGTCAGTGGTGGAAAGGTCAAGGCTGACGTAGGCTGCGAACGCCGCGAATTAGCCCGCGTCCTGACTGCCCTGAACCCGGCGCTGGCCTTACGAGTACTCTGTGCAGATCCACTGATTAAGGAAGTTGCGCATGAAGGCGACTGCGACTACCTTGCGCCTACGCCACCACAGCCGACTGCCAGCTGCCAGCAGGAATGTCCACGGACTTCGGTGCTGTCTGAGCGGGAAGAGCTTTTGCTGAAAAAACTGACTGGGAAGAAGTAGTATGAATCCCTACGCACTTATTGGAACTGCCGTTCTCTGGGCTCTTTCTTTGTGGTACACCTATGACAAGGGTGGAGATCACAGGGAAAATGCCATGGTTGCGGAAGCAGCGGAAATTCGCAACAAGGCGCTCAAGGATCACGCAGACGCCCAGGCGAACTGGCAGCTGGAAAAGGCCGCGCTTGCTACACAGCGGGACGATGCGCTTGGCAAGCTGCAGGAAGTTGCTGCTACGCCAGTGACTACCGTCGTTTACAAAACGAGGACGATCAATGAACAGTGTTCGTGTGTTGATGCTTCTATCGGTCCTGACTGGCTCAGGGTGTGGAACGACGCCGCTACTGCCGCAGATTCCGCCGTCCCGCGAGACGCCGACCGAAGAGATGATGCCGTGTCCTCTGACGTGCAAGATCCGCCCGGAAGCGACTGACTTATCGTTGGAGGATCAGCTTGCCTTGGTGCGCGGGTGTCATGAGGCAGACATGCACGCGTACGCGATTTGCAGCGCCAGGCAACACAAGCTGGCAGAATGGATCGAGAGCACGGATTGACGAAAGCGAGTATGGTAACATAGTCGATTGCGTATTGGGGAATACTGATGCAAAATAGCGCAATGCTTGCCAACATCATGCAGCGGTTTGGTAACCGCCGATCCCTTGCGCTTCGTGAAACCGTGCTTTACGAACTGAATCGAAAGATTGAACAGCGCGAGCAGGGTGACATTCTTCCATGGTTTATGGAAGCCTATTGGAGGAACACCTCGACCCCGTCTGCAGTCACTGTCGCCGGACAGAACTTCATCGAGCTGCCTCCGAACTTCATCAGAGAAATCGAAGAGGGCGTGTTCAAAGTGCTGAACACCAACGTCAGTCCGACGAAGTGGTTCGCCATGAATAAAGTGTCACTGGAGGATCTCGAGGCAGCGACAGAGAGTTCGGACCCGCAGCTGCCTGTGGCCTACGCCATCTTTGGTACCCAGTTTATCTTCGGTCCGACGCCGAACGCTGTGTATCAGCTAAAGCTCCCGTACTACGCGCGGAGCCTGCCGATTTCGGACAACAACGATGAGGCAACGAACCCTTGGATTATCAACTTCTACAACTTCATCACGCTGGACACGATCGACCTAGTGGCAAGAACCCACACGAAGGACCCTCAGATGGTCCAACAGATCGGTCCAGAGTTGCAGGAGGCCACGGACTTATTCTGGCGCGCAGTGGAAGCACGTCAACACGTCAACAGGGACTACTTGCTGGACAACTCGGAGAGCTAACATGGGCCTTGAATCAGTCACATACATCAGTGATCTGGTCGTCACGTGGCCCCTGGGCACCGACAAGATACGACAAGGTGATGATCACCTCAGGAACATTAAGAGGGCGATCAGGAACACCTTCCCGAACATCAATGCGGCAGTGACGGCTACGCCAGCGGCGCTGAACTCGCTACCGCTGGACTTTCAGTCAGTATTGACGGAGCTCTTAGAGCACGTCGTTCAGCCGGGTATGATCTCGATGTGGAGCGGAAACATCGGTAGCATACCAGCGGGGTGGGCCCTGTGCAATGGGCAGACGGTGGCGGGATTTGGACTGACGCCGGACCTGAGAGACAGGTTCATCATTGCTGCAGGTGGCGCTTTCTCGGTTGCGTCGACAGGTGGAGCGGCAGCAGGGGTGACTGGAACCAACGGCGGGCATACGCCAGTGGTTCAGGGCACCGCGTTGACGGAAGCACAACTTGCGTCGCACGCGCACAATCTGTGGCTGTGGGCGGGGAATCAAAGTGGCGATGTGCAGGACTCGTTCCAGCAGCCTGGAAACGACACGGTAATCGCAGGTGAGGCGACCCCATCCGCGCGCGCGTACCTGAATCAAAACGGGGTTGGAACGCAGCTGGTGGAGAACGCCGGGGGTGGACAGACCCACACCCACACGATAGATCCGGTGGTTGGACATAATCACTCAGTCGACACCACGCCGCCATATTATGCGCTGGCATTCATCATCAAGACAACGGCATTCGTAGCTCCATAATGGGCGAATTACTCACAGTCAGCGAGTTTGGTAATCCAGGCTTTGTCGCAGACAAGGCTTCGTTTACCAACACGCCGCAAGCCTGGGACGAGGTTAAGAACTTCAGGTTCAACTCGCTCGGGGCGCAGAGCTTTTTGGGTGAAGCTGCGGTGATGAGCTCGGCTGGGTTTGAGCCACTATGGCTGAAGGCGTTCCCGCCGGTGGAAGCTCCGATTTGGCTGTATGGGGGACTTGAACGTGTATTCGCCCTGCGAGGGGGACACAATGATATCACCAGGGTCAGTGGATTGTATACTGGAGATATCCGTGAAAGATGGCAGGGAGAAGTTCTCAATGGTGTTGGTCTCCTCAACAATGTCCTCGATGTACCACAGGTTTGGCCGGATTTCGATCCGAGCGAACGGCTCATTGATCTTCCAGGCTGGCCAGTTGGATTCCGCTGCAAAGCGCTGAGGACGTTCAAAAACTTCGCCATTGCGATTTACATGATCGAGAATGGCAACGAACGGCCGTATCGAGTTCGATGGAGTGACGCAGCACCACCTGGAGTGATCCCGAGTGGCTGGGCTCTCAATGACCCCGCGAGCTTCGCTGGTGAAAAGGACATTTCGGAGACCTCAGACTATCTGGTAGATGGACTCCAGCTGGGCGAACTCTTCATCCTTTACAAGCAGAAGTCAACCTATGCAATGCAGTTCGTTGATAAGCCCGACGTGTTTGCTCACTGGCGAATTCTGGGTGACGGACGCGGGCTGTTGTGGCGGGATTGTGTACAGGAGTTTCCAGGCGGGCACTTCGTCGCAGGTATCGACGACCTTTACATTCATACAGGCGCCCGGGATTCTTCCGTCTCTATCGTCGAGGCGAAGCTAAGAAACTGGATCTTCAACCAGATCGACTCCAGCAACTTCTTCAACTGCTTCACAGTGAACTACACACGGAAGAGTGAGATCTGGTTCTGCTTTCCGGAAGCTGGAGCAATTTATGCGACCATCGCTATCATTTGGAACAGGATCACTGGTGGCATTGGGGTCAGAGATCTCCGGAACACCCCATTCATCTATCCTGGCCCCATTGAGGTTGATCCAGAAGGAAGAATTTGGGGCGGAGTGGACTCCCCCGTTCTCACTGGGAATCTGGTTGGTACAACCGGAGAGCTGGAGTGGACAGTTCCAGCGTCCACCGATCCTATCGTCAGCTACACTCTATTTCGCAGCGTCAACGGAGCCGGGTTCCTCCCACTGATCACGCAGCCTGGAGTGACCTACGATGACCTGTTGCTGGAGTCAGGGAACGACTATGATTACGAGGTTGTCGCGAACACAGCGGCAGAGACCTCATTGCCCTCTAACGTTGTAAGACTGACTCCGAACGCCGTAGATGGTGCGATGTTGGTCTGGCCAACTGCAGTACTGTTCTCGCGTACGCAGGCGGGAATTGATATTCTCCGTACACCTGACGGATACGGAGCAGTTGCGGGAATCGTCACTATCGCTGGTGGAGCCAACGCCCTCGTGTCTAAGGCCTTGGGCTCAATTGGAGACACGCTGGATCTTTCCGTGCGCGTTACCGGCACTGACTCTGTGGGCAGTGTTATCAACGAGGATATCAGCGTAAACGACGCTGCGATCTACACCGTTGGCACGCTGACTTTCTTCACTATCACCGGAGTGACCCTGCTTTCGTCAGAAGAGGGGGCAGACGGGTTCTATTGCGTTGGCTATCGGAAGAGAACTGCCGTCAGCACCAGTGGATTCGACCTTATCACGATGCGCGGAGCGATCACAATTCGCTCAACAGCGCCAACTGCTGGAAACATGCTCAAGGAAGGGCTATTGGGTAGCTTCGGCACCGCCGGTCTATGCAATCTTCCAGCCGCCTCGCAGCTCAGCTTCATGCGGCAGGCAAATCCTGCTGCACGGACATTTACCGTGGACGGCGTGGAAGCGATCGCAGTGCCAAGTGGCAGCGTTGGGCAGGAAGTGCTGTCTCTCAACGCGAATTTCGCTTCGGTCACGACCATTGCCTGCGCTGGCGCGAGTACGAACCCATTCTTCGACGTAGGCATCATTCACAGAGGACCGGCAGTCTGATGAAATACCGGCCTGTTGAGACAATCAAGGATCAAGCGGTATATCGCGAGCTGCTGCGCGTCGCACAGGTTTTTGATAGCCTCGCGACAGGGCCGATTCCGCCAACAGCTGCAGAACCACCAAGGCCGAAGGCAGGGGACTCTGCAGTTGCAGATGGCGTGAGCTGGAACCCACTTGGAGACGGGATTCAACAGCCTGTCTGGTTCGATGGGGTTACTCAGCAGTGGAGAGGGTTTGGGGGTGGAGTGCCGCCGTTGGCGCACACCCATACTGTCGCTGACGTCATTGGATTACAGGCGGCGTTGGACGCCAAAGCTGACGACAGCCATGCACACATTATAGCCGACATAACTGGGCTGCAAATCGCACTGGACGCCAAGGCTACCCCCGCTTTAGTGAACAACGAAGTCATGCTTGCGCGCGCAATCTCATTCTTCAGGGCAGGCTAATGGCTGTCTTGTACGGTATCTTTGGGCAAAGGCTTCCAGTCGCAGGAGTACTGGAAAACCTGTGGATCGTGCCAGTAGGCTGGTTCGCGCACGTGAAGATACTGGTGACGAACAGAGACGCGACGCCAGATGTCTTCAGGCTCGCGATTTCAGTCGGTGGTGTTGGCATTGCGAACAGCCAGTACATTGCCTACGACATGGATATTGAAGGGAACGATTCGGTCGTATCTACGACGATTGAGGTCAACGCAGGCGACGTCATTCGGGTATACAGTCTCAACGGTACCACTGCATTTTCTGTAACTGGAATTCAAGAGGACGTGTAAATGGCTAACATAGTGTTCAATATCGCAAAGGGTCGCGTGGTTGAATACTACAACCGCGTGGAGAACAATGATCCTGGCACAGCGCGGCTCGTGCTCGTGCCGATCGAAACGACGGGACTGCAGTCGGACGCGACCTTGATCGACATGGATGATCTCGCGGCAGTGCTTGCAGGTGCCACGAACGAGCAGACAACGATGGGAAGAAAATTCTTAACGGACACGGAACTCGCGGCCCTTCCTGCGCCAGATGATGGAAACGACAGGTACGACGTGTCGCTGCCAACTGTGACTTGGACTGCAGCGGCAGGAAATGCCATCAGTAAGATCCTGGTGGCGTATGACCCAAATTCCAGCGCGGATTCTGCAATCATCCCGCTGACCATGTTCGACGCTGTGCTCACTCCAAGTGGCAATGACGCAGTGTTGCAAGCTGGTGTCTTTTTCAGAGCTGCCTAGGAGTTGACAATGCACCTTATTGAAAGTCGACGACACACGCACAGTGACCGCCTCGAACGCTGGTTGGGGGCGGAGGCTGTACGTAAGGTCTCTCTCGCCATGAAGGACTGGTATGGGCCACCTATCGCTGTTCAAGGTGTTCCAGGAGCGGTCTATGCAGCAAAGGGAGGAGACTTCGTTGGACTTATTGAGGCTGGCTACGAAATGTCAGCGTTTGATAGGGCTGACGGGATTGTGAAGAGGGAGACGCGGCTAGCTCGCGCGCGATTAGCAAGGCGAAGCTATGGTCGATATCAGGTCGGGGCATTTTCGTCGCTGTCAGACTTGATAGCAGAAGGAACTGCGGGAAAGAGGCGAGACTGGCACTGGCAGAAGGCGGGAGCAACTGGAGTCGCCGGTGTAACGAACAGCCTGTGGGGACTTGGTAATCAGCCAGCAGCTGGGGCCAATGCCGCAAACGCGCCAGGAGGCGAAGCTCCCACGGATGCAACTACTGGAGCAATGCTGCTTGATAATGTATCTACGGATACCAGGCATATTGTCTCCGGTTACGTCTCGTGCGAGGACGCAGGCAATACCCTGCTCTTGTATGATCGCATTTTCCAGGTCAACAAGACTATAAACTCGACGACGAATGAATCTGTTACAGGAGTTCCAACACGGTATCAAAGTTCTACCCCCTCGGCAGCCGACTATGCTGGTGGGAATTTCCTCTTCATCGAGGTTGGAGGCACAGCGCTGGCTGCTACAGCACATAACTGGAACGCACTGTATCGTGACGATACCGGCACAGACGCGCAGACACTGCCAACAGTGACTGGTAATTCGGCCGCCATCGTGCGTCGGCTAGATCAACCCGCGCAGACTTGGTTTTGCCCCTTGGCAACAGGTGATATTGGAATTATGGACCTCAACGAAATTGATTGCTCAGCGTTGGTAGCTACAGGAGTCATCAACTTTGTTATTGGCCACGTGATCGCCTGGATGCCTTGCGCAATCGCGAATCTTACAGTACTTCATGACTTTATCGGCACTGCCTACAATCTTACAAGGATCTTCGACGATGCGGCTTTGGCCTTCCTCGAAGTCATGAAGCCATCAACTTCAGCAACTACCTACAACGCCGGTATCACAGTGGTCCATGGTTAAATGTTCGATAAAGCTGCAGGGCTTGTTGGTGGAAACTGGGTCAACCAGGCTTGGCGCCAGATGTGGGCGCCGACGCTCACTTCGCATGACCCAAATCCGCCTATTACCCTGGAGTCTCCCACAGGCGACAGCATCGCGACGGGGCTTGCAACTGAGACAGATACAGCCCTTGCAGCAGGCCTTACTGAACAGCTTGCAACTGGAAGAGCAGACGAAACAGACACGGCTATTGCTCCTTCCTTCAATACTCCGTTGGTTGTTGGAATTGCTGGAGAAACGGACACAGCGTTTGCCACCGCTCTTCATGTCAACTTTAACACAGGGCGATCTGACGAAGCAGATACAGCTTTTGCCAGGGCTATTCAGGAATCGCTTGCCACAGGTCGATCTGATGAAGTTGACAGTGCGCTCTCACTTAGTCTGTTTACGCCAATTCCAGTTGGATTTGCGGGAGAGACAGATTCTGCCTTCGCTTTGCCACTATCTGTTTTGTTGGGGGTTGGGCGGGCTGACGAAACCGACACGGCTCTTAAGCTCAATTTCTTGAAGGTTGCTAGTGGTGTCACGAAGAGGAATTTTGGGCCAACATTTTCGAAGGGGTTTAGTTAATGTACATCTTGATCGCACCATGCAACGTTGAGGCTCATTGGCCTAGCGTATGCCCCTGGATTGCGCAGGCGGTGGGGCCAGAGGTCGAAACGCGTGACTTGGAGCACATCAAGTCCCTTGCGGTCCGCGGCCTTGCACAGATCTGGGTGTCGCATACGCAGGATGATAAAATCGAGATGGTTCTCGTAACTGAAACCGTCTTTTATGGTGAAAGGCGAACTCTCGTCTTACAGTGGCTGAGTGGTGAGAACCATGAAGGCTGGATGCAGGATATCGGT